ATCCCTCGATCGTAAGGTCGTGCGGGTTCAAGTCCCGCCCCGGGCACCATATTGAAACACCAATAAAATCAAGTCGTAGCAATGTCGTTTAAGCCGCCTCCTTGGGCGGTTTTTTGTTTTTATTTCTGCTTTTCAGAATATGGCTTCAGAATATGAAGCGCTTCCAGCTCAGCCCCAACCACCGGAACCACAGCTATTTTCCTGTCATATCGCGCCGTCTGTTCGACATTCTTGTGACCCGAAATCGCTCGCTTCTCGTAAATATCAACGTTCAAATCTGAAACTCCTTTTGCCTTCAGATCATGAAACGTAAAATTGAAATCAATGTCAGGGAATTTCTCCTTTGCTTCCTGCTTAAGCTTCCTCCATCTGGCATTAAAACCATCTCTTGTGTAACCCGCACCGGAAGGCTGGTGGATGATAAAAATACTACTCATTCCTTTATTCAGTGGTAATGACTCTGCCAGGGCAATGACAGAACGTAGTCTTTCACTCCAGCCCTTTATCTGAGCTACTGAAGTTTTGCTTTGCTTGATCAATATCCCTTGCTCCACAAGCTGAGTTTTCTTCATTGAAAGAACGTCAGCCTGCCGCGCCAGACATAAATAGGCTAGCTCCATCGCTATCTTCTCAACGGGCGAAGCGAGGCTATACAAGGCTGCATACTCCTCGTGCGTAACATAACGGTCGCGTGACTTCTCTTTGTACTGTTTGACTCCTTTAGTAGGATTTCCCTTCACCAACCCACGCTCATATCCCCAACGATAAACACGTGAAATAAACGCCTTCTCCCGGTTAGCCTGAACACGGCTTTTCAAGCCGCGCTTGTCCATGTATTTTCGGATGTGTTCCGGTTTTATGGAGTCAGGGGGCATCTTCCCAAAGACGGCCAAAACTTTAACCGAGTATTTTCGGTAGTCTTTCTGCGTTTCTTTGGCTAATTCGAAAAAATCTGGAGAATTAAAAAAGGATTCTGCAAGGCCTTCGAATGCATCTTCTCGTTTACGTTCATTAATAAGCGCTTCGTATGCTATCCATACCTGAGCCTTCGTGCTGTCTATGTCGCATAGCCGGACTGTGCCGCCGTTTTTAGGCTTGAATTCGTAAGCAGAACGGCCCCGATAAACGCGGGGCGGTAACCAGTTATCTTCCTTGTTCTGTCTGACTCTTGCCATCAGTCTAACGCTCCAAAATCTGGCTCATTCATATCATTAGTGGTCTGCTTACGCGATGCCAGTGGATCATTGAAATGCTGCCATGTGGTTCGCGGTCTGCCATCCCTTCGCACCATAAAAAATATTCCTGCATTTTTAAGACACTGGCATTGCTTTGAAGGCGTTTTATAGCCTGTCAGTTGTTCAATGTCGGCATCGGAAATAATTTCGTTATTGCTCTGATTCATACCCCACACACTCCCGCTGCAACAGGTTTGAAAAGCCGTAACAGGTCACGGCGCTATAACCAATTTAGTTTCATGCCAGCCCAGACTTACCCAACAGGCTGACTCTTCTTTCAGTGGGCAATCCTGCACAGGCAGGCAATCACCACACTTTCCGCACTGGCGCTTACTCATCGACTTGATCCGACTGCGGACCCGCGCATCGTCCTGGCGAATAAGCAGAGCGATATACTCTGCCATTTCGTAGGGCTCACGCCCTGGACGGCGAACGGTGCAGTTCTGCTCCAGCATCGCCAGTTCCTGCTCATCGAGAACAATCTCCAGCTTTCTGACACCTGCAGCGGCCTGTCTGGCACGCTGCTCTGCTTTGCGTTCGGCGGGGGATTTAGGCATTAGTCACTCCATCACTGTTGAGAATGCTGAATGCTCTTGCTGCCACTCGCGGAACCTGTCCATTTCCAAGGGCTTTAAGTCTGTCCACCCCGCAGGCCACCTCATCAGCCACTCTGCATAATTTGGGTTCACATTCAGGCCAGGCGTTTCCTCTCCGCCATTTTGAATGTGCTGGTGGGCTAACCAGTCCTCCAGGTTGTGCCGGTGATCGCCTGTTCTCGCTCTGCACCATGCGACTCCGTGAGAACCCATGCTGGCCCGTGGGGTAGGCAACAAGCCAGATACGATCACGTTGATGGGGCGCTCCGAGGTCTGATGCTGATACACAACACCATTCAGCATCAAACCCCATTTTGGCAAGGTCACCGAGAACCACGGCAAGTCCTCTTCCCACAAGCAAAGGTGAGTTTTCCAGGAATACGTATTCAGGTCGAACCTCACCGACGATTCTTGCCATTTCTCTCCAAAGTCCTGAGCGTTCTCCGTCGATTCCTGCTCCCTTGCCGGCACCTGAAATGTCCTGGCAGGGAAACCCGCCAGAAATGACGTCAATAATTCCTCGCCATGCTGTTCCGTCAAAGCTGCACACATCAGACCAAATCGGGAAAGGTCGGAGTGCTCTATCGTTTTGTCGTTGCGCCAAAACTTGTGCGGCGTAGGCATCACGCTCAACGGCGCAAACTGTACGCCAGCCAAGGAGGTGTCCGCCGAGTATTCCTCCGCCAGCGCCTGCGAAAAGAGCCAGCTCATTCATGCCACTGCCTTAGCACGAAGCCAGATGCATACCGCGCCATCATCGGTGTCATGAATAGAGCCTACGAACCAGCCATCACCCGAAGGTGCTTCAGGATTCCATGTGCATAGGTCATAACCATCAACGTTGGGCTCAATTTCTTCTTCATCGCGATAATCAACCTTCCACTCCAGGCCTTTAGCTTCCATCCACTGATTGAACTCAGCAGAAGGGATATATTCTCGGCCATCACAGAAGGCCAGATAGTCAGGGTGTGACCAGTAGCCGTATTTGTCGCGATCAACGTGCACCGGATAAAGCGTCATACCTTCAGGTTCAGGCAAAGGAATCCAGCCAATAGGGTCAAGAACACTGGTTGAAGTAGTTTTTTCATTTCCGCACCATTCCTTCCAGGAATCCCTGCATGAGTATGCCTCTATCCAGCGTGTTCCAGTCCTCAGCGTTACATAGCGATTTTGAATGTCACGCGTAGCTAACGTGTAAGTCAGCATCAAAAAGCGTCTTCCGTCTCGCGGTGCTTCAGAAATATCGCGCATAACGCAAGAGGAAGAGAATTGCTTTTGTAACTCATCTCCACGGACGATGGCGCAATCCAGGCGGGTAGCGAGAGCGGAGACAAGCTTTGCGATTTCAGTAGGTGGCATTTCCGCATCAAGCGCTTTAGCGAACTGATGACCGGCTTCAACAAGCTCTCTGTTTGATTTATTCGATAACATGCTGGTGGCCCTCAGTGAAAAACGATGTTGCAGTTAAGGCGCTCAGCTTCGTTCTGCGCCTTGATTGGGTTTTTGATAACGGTACCGTCCGGCATCAGCCAGCCATTGAGCAGATGGCTATAGGGCAGGGTGATACGGCCAACAGTGATAGGGTCATCAGGCTTGTGCATCGAGATACCCTGCTTTTGCTTTATCAAACTCACTACCAACGATTTCAACAGCGCCAAAACCATCTTGGGGCTTGGCTTTGGTATAGACATAAACTGCGCCATCGAAAGCGAAATAGGTGAAGCCACAGATAAGAAGCATCCCCCAGTCAAAACCTACAGCCTTGTAAAATTCGTCGATATCAACCGATACCGAAGGGTGATTAGCTTTCCAGAGTTCGGTCAGCGCTTTGTATTCTTCGATCAGTCCTTTCGGTGCACGCGCTTTGGGCCAGCTTGCAAACCCTGTCGAGCTCGTTGGCTTAGTCCAAAGCTCTTTTGCGATATAAAATGCGTCGTCAAACTTAACGCCATGAAAGCGAGAACGGCTGATATCGTTGCTGTAAACAGGACGTCCACCGAAGAGGGCTGCAAACTGAGCGCCTTCATCACGCATCTGCTTCTGGTCGGATTGCAACTTATCCCATGCGGCTAATGCCTCAGGGGTTTGGTATTTGAAGTAACTCATATCGTCTCCACACACGATTTTGGTTGCACTAATCCCTTGCCGAATATGGCAATAAAACTTTTGGGATTTAGTTAATTGGCTGCTGGGTTACTGCAACAACCCAGAGCCGGGCCTCCACACTTGAGGGTTGTTGTGACATGTCACAACGAAGAGAACACTCAGCGCCTCTGTGGCGCGGCCTGAAGCGCCCGCCAAATGCTCTCATCGTTGTGCAAAAAAGTGCGGTTAAACCGGGTGAACATTACCTTCTCTCTCCTTATGGGATGAAAGCCCCGGAGTAACCGCCAAGTACAACACTTTCTCTTTCCTGAAACTCTGCTTATTCGCGAATCATCCCGGTCTTCTTACGCCTCGGGCGGCTACTTCGTGGGCGTCCTGCCTGTTCGCTACTGATGGGATAACATTAAAACAAAATTGCACAATACGCAATTATTAAAATGCGCAAAATGCAAATTAAAGGATGCAAAAAAAGACATCGCAGGATTAAGCGACATCTTCTAAATGGGATTGGAAAGAGTTATGCGTGGCGCTTGATTGCTTGGGATTGGCTGATCATTACTTTACCAAAGACATAAAACCTATGTTCATTATCCTTGTCTATTTGCCATTCCCTGTACTGGGGGTTATCAGACAGAACCAAAAGTTTGTCAGGGACAGATTGAAGTCGCTTTATGTGAATTTTTTCATCAAATCCAAAAACATAAATACCATCTCCATCCACGCTATGTATCGATACATCCACAAATACTAAGTCGCCAGGCTCGATAGTTCCGGCCATACTATCACCACGAACATTAATCATTTTGATTGAGGACGCTGGGCGTCCACCAAAGATCGTTTTCGCGTGCTCGCTTACATATTCGATTGAATGAATTACATCTATAACATCGCCCGATACAAATGCACCAGGCCCAGCACTGGCACTCACATCAAGGACTTCCACACGATACATAGTGTCTGGCTCCTGCTTTTGTAAATTCCTACTGTCATTATATACAGTGGATTCAGCAGTTCCAGGTGAAAATAACTCACTTACGTCAACATTCAAAGCTTTAGCTATTTTGTTAATTGACTGTTCTGTAAAAGATTTCTGCTTTCCAGTTTCAAGGCGTGAGATATTAGCGCCGTCAACTCCAACGGCTTCAGCAAGCTCTTCTATTTTCATGCCCCGAGCTTTGCGCAGGCTTCTAATTTTATTTCCTATGTTCATGGGCTAATTACAAATCTCATTTGCAAAATACGCAAATTATCTTGCGCAAGTTGATGCATTCTAATAATATGCGAATTACGCAATTGAGGAGGTAAAAATGCAAATCCCGCAAACACCTTTGCGAGCCGTGCGGCTTGCTAATGGACTCACTTTAAGTCAGGTAGCAGTTGCAGTTCAGCTTGATGTAGGAAACCTAAGTCGAATTGAGAGAGGTATCCAAGCAGCATCAGTAGATGTAGCAGAAAGGCTGACTACCTATTTCCATGGGAAAATCACCGAAATGCAGATTCTTTACCCTAAGAGATTCACAACCATAACCCGAGAAAAAAAATAATTTAACTACCCAAGGAAAAGCAAAATGGTAGACACGATAAACCAAGCAATTCGCCAGATGTGCAAAGCACATAAGCACGGTCGCTTAGGTATGGCTGCTGATTTAGGCATGAGCATCGATCAGTTCCATAACCATCTGTACCGCAAGTGTGGCAGTCGCTTTTTCACCCTTGATGAGCTGATGCAAATGGAAGTTCTGTCCGGCACCCATTGCGTGGCTGAATTCATGGCCGTTCGTCATGGAATGCTGCTGGTGGACATCAAGGCTGCTGGCGAAATGGACAAGGTTGATTTGTTCGATACGCAGATGAAGGCCAAAGCCGCAGAAGGTGAACTTGCAACAGCCCAGCTTGCAGCTATGGCAGACGGCGTTATTGATCATCACGAAAGCAAAACGCTGTCAGCGTTGTTCCGCAAAAAACTCAATCATCAGGTTCACGGATTTTTTGGCCTTATTGCACTGTTCAGTGCAGGTACAGCGGATCACGCCGTAGACATGTTCGTATCAACCGGGAGAAAGGCTGATGTGGCCGGAATGCAGTTCGACGCGCAGGACATTTGAAGTGATAAGAGATTTATCAGGGGCCAGAAAAGGTGAACGCCCCGGGTTGCAGCCTAGGGCGTTCGGTGCGAGTAAATCAACGTGTGTGGAGACTCATCGCATGAGCATTGTAAATCAGAAACCGTTGTCAGGGCAATTCCGCTTCCGTTATCAGGCTGGCGTCCCTGTCTATGAGCAAATCATACCTACAGCGGATAAGGCCAACAACTACCAGTGTGTTTCTCGTTTGGTAGTCGAATCAGCCTGGGCAGAGTTCTATCGTCGTCCCGCAGATGCCGGGGTAAACCATGGAAACTGAAATCATCAAGCCTTGGGTGGAGCTTTACACCGACAATCGCGGCGTTCCGGTCACAACTGTCGGCGTTGATACGGTTAATCACCGTGTGATCTTCCGCCGCCCTAATTATCCCCATGATTGCATGCTGCCGCGTGTGTTGTTCAGTCAGAAGTTCAGGAAGGTATCACCATGAGTTTACTGCTTAAGGTTAAGCCGCTTGTGGTGAGCCCTGAGCTTGCCAGCCGCATTGGCCTCAATGAAGCAATAGTGCTTCAACAGATCTGTTACTGGCTGGAAGACACCACATCTGGCATCGAATATGACGGGAAACGTTGGGTTTATAACAGTATTGATGCTTGGAATGAGCAGTTCCCATGGTGGACTGGGAAGACTATACAAAGAACGGTTTCTTCATTGAAGAATATGGGTCTGATTTATGTTGATCGGCTCAAAAAAAAGCAGCACGACCAGACAAATTATTACGCAATCAACTACGCAAGCCCTTTGCTTTCCGATAGGGACAATTTGTCCCTATCGAGAAAGACAAGTTGTCCTGATCGAAAAGGACAATCTGTCCCTATGGATAAGGTCAAGTTGTCCCCATCCATCGGGTCAAATTGTCCCGATCTTACAGAGAATACAACAGAGAATACTACAGAGATTACAACAGAGACTGTTCGTCAGGCTTCGCCTGCCCAGCCGCCTCTTGATTATCAATCTGTTTTAGATGCTTACCACCAAATAATCCCTGAGATGCCGCGAGTAGCTGAATTCACTGACAGCCGTCGCGACAAGCTTCGCACCTTCTGGCGTAAGTTCGATTTCACTCAAGAGCGCTGGATGGCCTATCTGCGTTACATCGCCAAAAACTGTCGATGGATGTGTGAGAACCGGCCTGATAACGCATCAGGTCGCACCTGGCGAAAAAAGAACTTCGATTATCTGATAACCGAGCGTTGCTATCTGGCTGTCAAGGAAGAGAGAGCGAACGACCTACCTAAAGCTGGTGGCCAGCGTGACATAACCGTTATTCCTTCCACCGATTATGCCATCCCTGATGGCTTCCGTGGCGCTTAAGGGGGATTCATGGACAACGTTGAAATGATTCTCGACTGCCTGCGTAAGCATGGCTCTATGACCATCATGAAGATTTGCGCGAATACCGGATTATCTAACGCCGCTGTCAGGTATTCAGTAACCGGCCTGTATGAGCTGCACATCCTGAGCCGAAACAAGGACTACACGTATTCGATAACGCCTTATGAGCGCCCGCCAGAAAACGCTGGTTACCTTGAGGCAGTCAAGATAGCCACAGAGTTGCAGGCTAAAGGCCTCTGGCAGAGAGCAGGCCATAACTGGTTACGGGCAATGGTACTGGCAAAGTTCGATGACAACAGGCAGAACGCCAAGGTAAGCCGCGACAAGTGCATGTCCAGGGCAAAGATGCGTTGTGGCCATTACGGCGGCATAGCCAGCGGCAGGGTGAGCGATGCAGGACTGAGGGAGCTTAACCGATGAAATCATCCCTTAAGCGCCACTTTGAAGAAAACGAATATTTCTACAGGTCATTGCCGGAAGTGCTGGTAATCATCCTGTTACTGATTATCACTCTGGTTATGGAGTTACACACAGTATGACTAACTTATCTCAAGTTTATAAAGGCAAAGACGAAAAAGGCACCAACATCACTACGCGCAAAACCTATCTGCTGAGCGTGGATGATCTTTACGTCGAGCCGGGCTACAACGTCCGCGAGATTGACCAGACCCACGTTGAAGAATTCCGTGATGCGTTTATCGCGGGTGAGCATGTGCCGCCGCTGGCCGTTCAGGTTACTGAGCATGGCATCAAGGTTATCGACGGGCATCACCGTTACTTCGGCGCAAAACTGGCGCAGGAAGCGGGCCATGAGTTGCGTCTTGAGTGCAAAGACTTCGTAGGCAGTGAAGCAGACCGCATCGCCTTCATGGTGACAAGCAGCCAGGGCAGGGCGTTACTTCCGCTGGAGCGTGCCGCCGCCTATCAGCGCCTTGTCAATCAGGGCTGGGAACCGGCAGAGATAGCGAAGAAGGTTAAGCGCTCGGTCACTGACGTTGAGCAGCACTTACAGCTTCTGACCGTTGGCGATGGCCTGATTGATATGGTCAAGTCCGGCGAGGTTGCCGCCACCACTGCGATTGCCCTTCAGCGTGAGCATGGCGCAAAGGCTTCAAGCGTTGCTCAGCAGCAGATGGAAAAGGCCAAAGCCGCGGGCAAAAAGAAACTTACCAAAGCCGCTGCGATGCCGCAGTTCAGCGCCGCCAAAGCGCGTCGTCTGGTAGAGCTGCTTTGCGATGCTCAACTTGGCGACGAAGAAGACGGAATGACAGCGATTTACCACAATTCCAGCTACACCGATGAGATCATGTCTATCCTGGCGGAATATCGTGAAGGCATCCCCGGCGCTAAAAAAACCTTGAAACAGGATAGGGTTAAGAAATAGTAGGGCTTAGACGAATTTTAAAAGGTGAGATGAAGTTATGAGCTAAACCTGAGTTGACTGGCTAATCCAAATCCCCCAAACTGACATGAGGGATTTGGTCTGCCTTCAGTACATTAGAGTTTATTTTAAGCTATCATACTGCTCAATTAATCTATTCACGGAATTTATCGTACTTTTTAGCAATTTCACCAGCAGCCTTTTCAATGCCCGGGTAAACAGTACTTTCATTTATTCCTAAGCGCGCTAATTGAGCCATTATTCCTTTTTTATTACGTATGCGAATTTTTTTAATTTTAAGTGTGCTGTAATCAGTGTCAGGTAAAACAGCATCTTCACCAAACATAAGGAATGCACCAGATTGTGAATTTATGCGAGGATTAGTCATTCTCCCTTTCACAACTATAATGCGCTTTAAATCGATTGGGTCTATAATATGCTTGAAATGAGATTTTTCGTCCTTAATAAGGTGCAGTAGCTGCTCACATGCATCGGATTTGTTGAATGCATCTTTATCAAGGTCAAAGTCCAACATCGTTTTTTGAATTTCAGTTAGACGAGAAAGGTTAGCAATACAGCTTACGGTATCAGAATCAAAAAACTTAACTTGGTTCTTAGAGGTGGTCATTATTATAACACTACCATCTACTTCAGCACCGTTCTCAGATTTGACACTCGAACAGGCGAAGTAAAGAGCAATAAGCGGATTTGTCGTTATGTCTAGTAAGCGGGTTGGTAGGCCGTAATGCTGCATTCTCACTAACTTATCAAGCATGTAACGATCGCTCATGAATTCGGCAGGCTGAACAGTCAGAATTTCTGTAATCATTTCTGATTCGTTTTGGCGGTAACGAAAATTACCCGCAACATTTTTACGATAAAGCGAAGGTGTAAGTTCATAACGGAAGTCAGAATGGCCTCGATAAAAAACTTCTTCATTATCTTCGAATGAATGGCTCAAAACTTGGTTGAGGTACATGTCAACTTCTGAAATAATCTCCTGCTCATCAGATCTGTCTGGAGGTGCAACATTGACAGAAGGTATTCTGAGGGAATTTAAACCTTGTCCCAACATACGTAATGCGTCTGATATCGAGAAAGTTTTTACCGACCAATGTGTCCGGCGAAGGCCGAATCCCCCCAGTTGAAGATTTCTGGAGTAACTTGACTCTGGGAACAGTCTACGATTATTTAAGTCGTTAATAATTTTAAAGTCGAATTTTATATACTTGTCTTTTTTATGGTCTTTAATTTCAAGGTTTGAAATTTTGCCAATTCTAATCAATGAGTATTCATCTTTATCCTTATTGTCCAGTTCTGGTTCAGTTATGAATAAAACTGGCAAATTGGCCAAGTAGTCTAACGATACAGAAGATAGTGGAAGAAGTTTATTCCTGATATTCTCAGAAGTAGATTCGAACAAGCGAGAGACAGGAAACATTTCAACACCTTCTTCCACCTTGAAAAATTCATAGGCTTCTCCCGCTACAATTAAATTGAACATCAGTGCTCCCTGCCCTTTGGGGCTTAATAAATTAAGACGTGCCCTAGTTTCGTTAAAAAAACATTAATGGTCAACTTTCAATCGTGCCAATCAGTGAGTTTTAACAAAAATTAGTGTTTAACTGGGAATAATTATAATAACCATCCTAACTAAAATCACATTGCCTGACTTAAATTGCTGATCAAATTGAATTTGGTAAAACATTAACATTCGCTAAAGGCCTATAAAAACGTAGTGAAAATCAGCTTTTCGTTCCAACGCAATCTCCGCCATCCTGAAGCAGCTCTAGCGCCGCGCTAAACCAATACAGTGAACGATGAAGTTAACGTGTTGCTGTACCCGCCAGACAAGCGCAATCGTGACCTTGATAACTATCAGAAGGCGCTGTTCGACAGCCTTACGCACGCTGGCGTATGGGTGGATGACAGGCAGATTAAGAGGTTCACTGTAGAGTGGGGAGACCAAGTCAAGCAGGGAAAAGCAGAAGTAACTATCACTCCGTTCACGTCGGGGGGGAAATGATTTCAAATAGCGGTTATAGTGCGAATACCGGGGGCATGTTGCAGATGCCACTGGTAAAGGTTGGTCCCGTTCACTTGCAGGTGATGGGGCGGGACCGTTCAAAAACAGTGTGTGGAGAAATACGATGCTAAATCAATCAGCGGGCGCTAATGCGCCTGTAGTCAGTGCCATTCAATCCCCAACCATGACCAGCCGTGAAATTGCTGACCTTACCGGAAAGCAGCACGCACATGTCATGCGCGACATTTACTCAATGTTCACAGAGCTAAATGCCAATCCTGAAGGGTATCTCCATTTTTGGATACACCCCCAAAACGGACAGCAATACCCGGAATTCCGGCTGGACCGCGAGCACACCGAGTGCTTAGTTACCGGATATAATGCCTTGCTCCGCATGAAAGTGATTAAGCGGCTGCATGAGTTAGAGGAAAGTCAGCCAGTTAAAACCCCGCAGACCTTTGCACAGGCACTCCGCCTGGCCGCCGAAATGGAAGAGGAGAAGGAACGCCTTCAGCTACAGCTTACCGAAGCTGCGCCAAAGGTCGCTTTCGTGGATCGTTATGTGACTGCCACAGGATCAATGACATTCCGGCAGGTGGCAAAACTTCTTGATGCCAAAGAGCCCGAGCTTCGTCTGTTCCTGCTTGATAGCCGGATTATGTACCGACTCAGTGGTGTCATGACTCCCTATAGCCAGCACATTGAAGCCGGTCGGTTTGAAGTGAGAACCGGCACCACTACCGATTCAAATTATGCGTTCAGTCAGTCTCGCTTTACTGCCAAAGGTGTTCAGTGGATTGGCGGGCTATGGACGGCTTACAAAGCGAAAAGGGGTGATGAGTGAGAGCACTACTTACACCTGAAGTTGCACCGCGCACAGGGATCGTGCTGCTCAAGCCTGGCTCAGACCTGATTGGGATGTTTCGTGGACGCATTCTGGTGAGCACACCGACAGCGGACATGGCCGACCTTCCATCTGGCAGGATCAATGACGGCACACAGCCACTGCTTGATGAGCAATCTCTGATTCCGTTCTTCAGTCATGATCGTGTTATCGCCGCCGCTGGTGGTGCAAATGGCCTGGCTGGTTTCGTGCGGAGCTTTGAATGCTGCCAGTGGCACGACGATGCGACATGGCATCACCATGAATACACGCTTCACGAAACCGAATCCGGCCTGGTGTCTTTGTGCTACGGCCACGATAATCATTTCAGGGAGCATGGTACGCCCGGCAAGCTGGACAAGATCGCCAAGTGAAACACAGCGCTGTGGATAATCAGGATGGTTTGCAGCCAGCTTGGTTTGTATGGCGAACATCAGCTTACCCTGCCAGAGCTTTGCTGGTGGGCCTCACTGAATGACCTTATCGACCTGATACCTGAAGCACCGGCACGGCGTGTTCTGCGCATGCCAGTAGAGATTATCTCGGGTGAGCTAAAGGAATCGCACATCGCGCCGGAACGCCAGCCTAAGCAGGTCATTCAGCAGGCGGCTGAGCAGGTCAAAAAGATAGTCGATCTGGTGGCTGACCCTGAATCGCCAGAGTCATTCATGAGGCGGCCGAAGCGCAGGCGCTGGGAGTGCCCGAAGTACACACAGTGGGTTAAGTCGCAGAAATGCGCATATTGCGCTAATCCGGCAGATGACCCGCATCACATCATTGGACATGGTCAGGGAGGTATGGGAACAAAGGCACATGATTTATTCGTGATTCCGCTTTGCAGGGCGCATCACGACGAGTTACACCGCGACCCAAAACT